CAGGATATGTGTCGATTCATAAAACGCTTGGTGGTATTAAGAATCAAGTCTATCAAATGCAAGACCAAACATTTGGGTACTAAGTAAATGGCAGAAGAATTTGATATAAAAAAATTAAGTGCAGAAAATATACAAGATCTAAATGCGTTTAGATATATCAGAGATAATCTATTCCCTGATGGTGTTGAAAACGCACCTTCCGTTCAAGAAATAAAAGATAAACAAAAAGCAGGTAAGCTAACAGTTCGTGAAGCTTACATAGCAAAAATATATTCTCAAGGATTTAGAGTCGCTCCTTTATTTTTAGAAAGTCCAGACACAAAAGATTTTGCTGAAAGTATGCAAGAAAAGTTTGGAATAAAAAAGAAAGGCACTGCAGCACAATCAATAGGGATGTCAACGGAGTTAAAATCTAACTTAAAACAAGTTTCTTTAGATGATATATATGAGGGTGGTATTAGAGGATCGACTGCCATAAATACAGGCATAAAGAAAGTTTTAGAAGATGACTTACCTAAAACAGGTGAAAAAGGTGCAAAAAAGTTAGGTAAGAAAGCAACAGAAGTAAGTGCCGATATTATACAAGCTATGGCAAAAGGCATTTCAAATATACCTAATGACAATGTAAGAGCAACTGTATTTGCAGGAATGTTTGGAGCTAGATTATCTGATGTTATAGGTATGAGAACAACTAGACGACTTGCAGAAATGGGAAGTCAGCCAAGACCATATTTTGATGTTGAAACAGGAGTTCAAGAAAATCCTGACAGAACAGGAAGAAAACAAGCAGGACCTTCTAAAACACTACCCCCAGTATTTCAAGAACTTGCAAGAAAGCTTCACGCAGAAGCAGGTCCTGATGGAGTTATATTTAAGGCAACAAGAACACAAGTTACAAATGCTCTTAAAAAATATGTTTTTCCTGAAATTCCAAAAGAAATATTAGATAAGTTAGACAGAGATCCTAAAGACTTTACAGATTTAAGAAGAATAATAGCAGCGTATGTTATAAAAAATGTTAATCCTAGTGCTGCATCAGGAATAATAAGTCATAAATTAACAAGTGCAGAAGACTTTGATAAGGTCATGGATACTTTTTATGTAGGTATTGATGATCCTAAAGGTGACGTGGAAAGAACAAAAGGTTTAATACTTTTTGAAAAAGAACTTGCAAAAGGTTTAAACGTAACTGATGGTCGTCAACTTGGACAAAAACTTAAATTAAATTTACCTGATTCATTTAATGCTATATATCCTGACACAAAAATTACAGTATCACCGACTGGCGAAAAATTAACAAGCACTGTAGAAGTCAGTCCTGAAGAACAAAAACGAACTGGTAAAATAAAAGCAGCACAAGACTTTGAAACAGCACAACAGGCATTTTTACGTGGAGCAGAAGCACAAAAAAAGGGTCTTGATCTATATGAAGCAAATCAAAAAAGAAGAGAAGAATTAGATAAAAACGAAGCTGAAAGAAAACAAAAAAAAGAAGCACCCAAAGAAGTTAAGGCAACTCCTCTACAAGAGTGGGAGCAAAACAACCCAGATAAAGCCACAAAAGCAAAAAGAAAAACTAAAAGAAAGTTTAGTAGACCAACAAACACAAAATTATACAGCGTAGGAGCAGTGGGAGCTATAACATCACCTCTAGCATACTTGGCGTACAGAGGATATAAGGATGGATATATAAATGATGGTATGGAAGAAACAGATGCAGTCATAAACGCTTCCATAATGACTGTTTCAGATTTTGTACCACAAATTGCAATCGGTAAGATGTTTTTTGCACCAAACCCTGTCGCAGCAGCAGAGCGAGATCCGTACGAACCATTTAAAACAAAAGAACAGATGGGTCAAGAGGTTATTGATGTTTTTAAAGAACGTCAGTTCAGACAAGACATCGCACCTCAACTAGATGATGAACGTGCAATACAAGAACAGATGAATATCAAAAAAATGAGTGAAGATTTCAGATCAGAAGCTGAAAGAAAGAGCCAACTTACGTTGGAGGAACAAATGCAATTATTACAACAAGGGAGATAGTAATGGCTAATAAAACAACAGGCAACTATAACTACGGTGCAGCCTACATCATGGGTTCAGATAAAGTAACTATTGATAACCCAGAAGGTTCAGAGCAGTTATACAGAGAGGGCATGGAGTTTACAACTGAAGTAAATCCAGATGCTTTACAAGTAGATATGCCAAAGAAACAAACAAAGCCAACTGTCGAAGCTTCACTATTTAATATGGCTGACGACAGAAACTACACTGGTGGCTTTAACTAATAAAGGTGACTCATGGCTGAATATGGTTCAGGGTTTATCAATTCTGAAGATGAAGAACCGATAAACGTACAAAACTCTGATGAGTTGATGCCCGGACTTGCAGGGTATATAAAAAATAAGTTTGAAGATTCTGAAAATGGTAGGCGTAGTCACGAACAAAGATGGTTACAAGCTTACAAAAATTTCAGAGGTACTTACGACTCAACTACACAATATCGTGATTCAGAAAGATCTAGAGTATTTGTAAAAATAACAAAAACTAAAGTTCTTGCTGCGTACGGACAGATAGTTGACATACTCTTCGCAAATAAAAAATTCCCACTTGTTGTTCAATCTACACCTATACCAGAAGGTATAGCTGAATTTGCTCATCTTGAAACACCTCTAGACGAGGTGGTTGATAAGTATGGATTTAAAGGTGATGGTAGAGAACTTCCTCCGGGAGCTACGGAAGCAACTCCTGACTTAGATTTTCTAGGAGGTATGAAAAATAAGTTTCCTGATGCTCCGTTGCGTGAAGGTCCTGCACGTATGGGTGAACCTCAGATATCTCCTGCAGCAGAAGCCGCACGGAAAATGGAAGAACTTATTCACGATCAGTTACTTGATACAAACGCTGTCAATGTATTTAGACACGCCATATTTGAAGCGTGTATGTTAGGCACAGGCATAATTAAAGGTCCGTTAAATCATAACAAACAAATACATAAGTGGACACGCACAGAGATGGGGAGAGTTTATGAACCCTACACAAAAGAGTGTCCGAAGATAGAGCCAGTATCAGCATGGGATTTTCATCCTGATCCTTCAGGAACAAGTGTTGAAGATTGTGAATACATCATACAACGTCATCGTATGAATAGACAACAGTTGAAAGCACTTATAAATAGACCATACTTTAATAAACAAGCCATTGAGGAGTGTCTTGCAAAAGGCCCTAACTACGAAGATAAATACTACGAAGATACAATACGAGATGATGAAACCGAACCTTACTATCAAGAAAATAGATTTGAAGTTCTTGAATATTGGGGTGTTATAGATACTAAATTTGCTGATGAGGTAGGCTTAACTCTACCTGATTCTGTATCAGAAATAGATCAGGTGCAAGTTAATGCGTGGATGTGTGGTAACGTCATTTTAAGATGTGTTCTTAATCCATTCACACCTGCACGATTACCATTTCATGTGTTCCCTTATGAAATTAATCCATACCAAATATGGGGAGTTGGCGTAGCAGAAAATATGGAAGATGCACAGATGTTGATGAATGGTCATGTTAGAATGGCTATAGACAATTTAGCACTTGCAGGTAATCTCATATTTGACATAGATGAAGCTAGTTTAGTACCGGGTCAAAACATGGATATATTCCCCGGTAAGATATTTAGACGACAGTCAGGTGTGACAGGCACGGCAGTAAATGGATTAAAGTTTCCAAACACTGCACCAGAGAACTTACAGATGTATCAAGTGTCTAGACAGCTTGCTGATGAAGAAACAGGCATACCATCTATTATGCACGGACAAACAGGTGTAACAGGAACTGGTAGAACTGCTGCAGGGTTATCCATGCTCATGGGATCAGCAGGACTATCTATGAAAACTGTTATAAAAAACATAGATGATTACTTATTAAAACCAATGGGGGAAGCATATTTTCAATGGAATATGCAATTTAACGATGATGCTGAAGATGTAGAGGGGGATCTTGAGATCAAACCTCGTGGTGTTGCAGCAGTTATGCAGAAAGAAGTACGAAGTCAAAGACTGACTGCGTTGTTACAAACTGTGATGAACCCAACATTAGCACCATTTGTAAAGATACCAAACTTGATGAGAGAACTTGCAATATCTCAAGACATAGATCCTGACAGTTTGGTTAACGATTTAAATGAAGCACAGATATACGCTGAAATATTAAAAGGACTTCAAAATGCTCAACAAGGAACTGGCAGCGAAGGTGGCCCCCCTAACCAACAATCCCCAGATATGGATGGGTCTGGAGGAGTACCTCAAGGAACTACTAGACCTAACGAACAAGGGATTGGCAACGGCACTATTGGAGTCGGAACTACGCCAGTTGCAGGGGAAGGCAGTTTTACTGGCAACCCTCCTCAATCTGAAGAATGATGTTGAAAAGGTAATGAAACCCAAATGAACATAATAAAAAGCAATCCTGAACTAAACAATATGTTTAAAAGAATACGCAATAGAAGGCGTTTGGCTGAAGCTTTGGAAGAAAACAACATTGATGTTGAAACAACTGCAGAAAAAGAACAATCAGAAGGATCTGGTAAAACTGAATTTGAAGAGCAATTGAGTGGTTTAGGAATAGACGCACAAACTGTGGGTGTTAGTCAGTCAATACAAGATGCAAGTGAAATGATGGATGTTGCAGGTGTTGGTGCAGGACAAACAGCAGGACAAGTAGCTAGAGATATAGCAAAAGAAAATAGATCATTTGCTGATCCATTTGCAGAAGCAGTTACATCTCTTGGTGGTAGAGAGGGATTGGCTGCGAAAGCAGGATTAGCAACTTACGGATCTTTATTGGCAGGTCAAACAGAGTTGGCGAAAGGTTTGTATACTGGAACACAGATGTTAGCAGGTCCTGCAGGTATGGCTCTCAATGTTATAGGCCCAACTGAATTAGATCCGTACGGTCAACCTGTAGCAATGGGCAGTGGAGCTTTTGGCAAAGTATCATCAAAAGTTATGGACATACACTACAATGTTGCAGATAAGATGGCACAAGGCATAGCAGGTTATGATCAAGGGCGTATAAATGGTCAACTTGTAAGTGTAAGTCCGGGATTTTTCGGTGGAAAAGTTCTTACAGGTAATATTCCTGTGGGCATGACTGCAGATGATTTTACTGATTTAATGGAGCAAGCAGCAGCAGTAGAAGATGAAGATGCCATCAGTGGTTACGCTCAAGGTAATCCTGCAGCTATGATGGAAGCAGGTATAACTGTAGATGATTATGGTAGTTCAACTCAAGCAGCTCAAGCAGGCATAGGATATTCTTCTTATGATGCTCAAGGCAATCCAACTGGTGCAGCTCCTGCAGGTTCACAGTATAGTGCAACAGGCATATTTAGTGATGGCGATGATAATAATGATAGTGATGTATCAGATGATGCAGGACCTTCTAGTGATACTTCTGGTGATTTAGGGGGAGAGGATGTTGCGTACGGTGGAAAGATAAGCATGCAAATGGGTGGTGATCCTGCACAGCAACAAACACCAACTGGCGAAATGGGATTTGTTGGAGGTCCTCCTGATCAATTTACTGAACAACAGACTATAGCCGATGACATACCTAAAACAGTTCCTGAAGGAGCATTTGTAATCAACGCACCTGCCGTAGAGTTTGCAGGTAAAGAGGATATAAAACAAATGTTGGTTAAAGCTTATGAAATAGTTGCTCAAGCAGATATTGACGCAGGGGTTGACAAATCTCCTAGAGCTGCTAAAATACCAAGTAAGGAACAAGTTGATATAATGATCTCACGAGGAGAGGTTATTGTACCCCCAGAAATTGCAAAGATAATAGGCTACGACAGATTAGAAAAGATAAATAATCGTGGTAAAAAAGAAGTAGCACGTAGGCAAGAAGAATCACAAAAAGAAGAAAAACCACAAGCTAAAGCAGTAGCAGAGGGTGGTGCAATTACCACATTAGATGATATAGATTTTAAAAATTTCTACTCATCTCCTGAAGAAGCTAGACGAGTAATAGATGACATATCTAAAAAATTACCTCTTGCAGATACTTTGGCTATTTTAATTGAAGGTGAAGCTGAAGTTTTAGGTGACGAAGGATTGGAAGGTGCAGCTCACGTATTAGTAAACAGAGCAAACGCAGAGGGATATAAAGATTTTGGTAAAAGTCTTGACCAAGAACTTACAAAAAAAACTTACGGAAAAAATAAAATATTTCAGTTTAATGCCCTTGAACCTACAAAATTTAGAAAGACTTTAAATAAATTTAAAAAAGATCAAGATAGATATTTAAAAGTAAGAAATATTGCTGAAGAAGTATTAGCAGGAGCTAGAGAAGATTTTACAGGTGGTGCTTTGTTTTTCAAAAATCCAACATCATCAAAAGCAAAAGATTTTAAAAAGATGGTAGATTCTGGTGAACTTATAGAAACAACTAGAACTGTAAGTTCAAGTAATCCTAATATGATGCACATATATTTTAAGCCAAAAGACTTTGGAGTGATCACTAAAAAACAACCAAATGTTAATCAAGGCTTTATTGATATTCCTGCAAAAACGACAGATCAACAATCTGCTCCACAAAGACCTGAGTCTAGAGGTGGATCGTTTTTGTTTAGAGGAAGTGATTATGAAAGAGGTGGAGCAACACCTGCTTTCTAATACATTCGTCAGCTACCCACATTAGTGGCCCTGACAAACCGAAGCAGCTACCCACAGCCAGTGGCACTGCAAGATGAGGTGTAAAATAATGGCAAAACAAGTAAAAGGTGCGAGAGCAAATAAACCTAACGATTCCTTTGGAACGATAAATAATCCTAATCTTTATCGAAATAAATACAGAGAAGATGTTTATAAAGATGACGAGGAGGAAAATACAGAAGCTAAATCCGAAGAGGTTGGCACTGAACAAACAGCTACCCAACAAGATAAAGGATTTGTAGAGACTAAAGTCGAAGAAACTCAAGAGTCTCACGATTATAAAAAACGTTATGATGATCTGAAAAAACATTATGATAATAAGCTTCAAGAATGGAAGAATGAAAAAGAAGCATTAGAAGCAACTGCTGAAAAAATGGATCTTGATCCTTCCGTTAAGTTACCTAAGAGTCCTGAAGAGCTTGAGCAATTTAAGGAAAAGTATCCTGATGTATATGCTGTAGTACAAACTGTAGCAACAATGCAAGCTCAAGAACAATCAAAGACTTTACAAAGTGAACTTGAAACTTTAAAAAATCGTGAAAAAGATTTGGTAGTTCAAAATGCTTACAAAGAGTTATTGAACGTCCATCCTGATTTTCCAGAGTTTAAAGATGACGAAAAGTTTCTTTTATGGTTGGATGAACAGCCTGCTTCTATATCGGAAGGTATTACTAAAAACAATACCGATCCAAAATGGGCGATAAGAGTTCTTGATCTTTACAAAGCCGATACAGGCAAAACAACTAAGAAGCCTTCACAAAGACAAGCTTCTGCTGCAGAATCAATAAATACTAATAGATCTCGAGAGGTAAAAACTGATTCGCAAAAGGGCAAAAAGATTTGGAAGGGTTCTGACATCGCCAAGCTTAAACCGTGGGAGTTTGAGAAGTTTGAAACTGATATAGACTTAGCACGGCAAGAAGGGCGAATTGATATGAACAGCTAAAACCTCAAAAAAGGAGAGAGAAAATGGCTTTCGGAACAGCAGCAGGTTATGGAAACTTACCGTCAGGTAATTTCACACCTCAAATTTTTAGCCAGAAAGTTCTCAAATTCTTCAGACGTGCTTCGGTTGCAGAAGATATTACGAATACTGATTACTTTGGAGAAATTGAAAACTTCGGTGATACTGTGAATATTATCAAAGAACCAACAATAAGTGTATCTAGTTACACTAGAGGTTCTGTGGTAAATACACAGAATATAGCAGACGATCAAATTACATTGACCGTTGACCAAGCAAACGCATTTGCATTTAAGATTGATGACATCGAAGAGAGACAATCTCACATTAACTTCGAAGCGTTATCAACATCTTCAGGTGCTTTTGCCTTGAAAAGAAAGTATGACGCAAACATACTACAAACCTTATCAGACGGTGCAGGTATTGCAGGTGCTGATGATGCAAGTTTATCAGGTGGTTTAACAACTACACTATCAACTTTAGGTACAGCTTCTGCTCCTATTAACGTAGAGACAGATGATGCAGGTATCAATCTCATGCTATTAATGGCAAGAGTACTTGATGACCAGTCTGTGCCAGAAGAGAATAGATGGTTTGTTGCACCTCCGATCTTCTACGAGAAGATGTTTCAAGCAGGTAATAAGATTGTAGAAGTACAGGTAACTGGTGACGGATCTTCTAACCTCAGAAACGGACTTGCAACTCCGGGTACACTTGCAGGATTTACATGCTACAAGTCTACTGCTCTAAACAGTACAAGTGGAACTGACCAAATAACAATGTCTGGACTAGCAACTGACGGTTCTGAGAATGTTATCTTAGCAGGTCACATTTCAGCTTGTGCTACAGCGTCTCACATCGCAAAGACCGAAGTGGTACGTTCAACTGAATCATTCTCTGACGTTGTTAGAGGACTACACGTTTTTGGTAGAAAAGTTCTTAGACCAGAAGCCTTAGTCCGTGGCGTTATTGATTTTGCTTAATAGGGAGGATTAACTATGGCTACAATAGATAGAACTCCTAACGGAGGAACTGCAGGTCATCCTGCAGAGGTCGCAAGACCTTACGTGATGACATCTAAAGTTCACGACACTGCAGATGGTGGTACAGGAGGTGATGTCATTCAGTTGATTGATGTTCCTGCTGATACTATGATTGTTGCAGGTGTCCTCGAAGTTTTAGAAGCAAGAGGTAACTCAGACATCACTTTGGATATAGGTTTTACAGGTGGCGATGTGGACTGTTTTGTTGACGGTTCAGTATTAGCCGCAGGTTTTACACCTTTTCTAGAAGCTGCTGTGGGTGCTTCAGGTTCTAACGCTAGAGTATTAACTTCAGCAGACACAATCGATGCGTTAATCATCGATGGTGGATCTTCAGGTGAAAGTGCTGCCAGATTTAGAATACACGTTGTTCTAGCTGACATCTCTGTAAACCCTGTTGAAACTGCTACAGTTT